GCTTCGAGAAAATGTTATCCAGGGTTATGCTTGTGATCCTTCCACCACGGTCAGTGGTGTACTGATACTGGGCATGATATTGATGAGTATCTCCCTTCTCAACTGTATAAGTCACATCAATGGTGGTTTCATTTACCACCAGATTGGAGACGATGGTATAGGATACCCCCAGATCATTGACCTGTGACTGAATGTTATCCACGGAACTTCCCACACTGTTAATAGAGTTTTCAATCCGATAAAAAGTATCAGAGATGCTCGGCCTGTAACTTCCAACCTCCACCCGGATGTTGTAGCGGTAGAAGGGATTGTATTCCAGGGAGATGATTCTCGTCTTCACGTTGATTCCAAGGGGATTAAAAATAATCTGTACATTATCGCCTACAGAGAGATTAAGCAGCTTAAAAAACGAAATATCATAAGAGGCAGAATTTTCCCTTGAATCATAAGATACTGAAACATTGGTCACGTTTTTTGATCCCATCACCGGAATATAATCTGAGCTTCCCCTATGGCTTCGAATGTTGATGTTGTAGCCATCATACTCAATCTCCCCATCTAGTATGGCGATATACTGCATCAAAGCTGCCCTTCTTGATACTTCCTGATTGATCTTCATGGTGACACTTTCAGTGAAATCCACAATGCCAACAGTAAAGGGGGTACCAGAAAGCACTTGAGCAAGTCCTGCAACCGGATCTCCTGTGTAATCAAACTCCATGATGTTATACATTTCATGGTTTAGGATATAAGATACATGTTCGCAGATCACTGAACAGATAGGAAGGCTGCCCTGAAGACTCTTTGATATCTGTACTATTTCAAAATACTGATTATCGAGCTTCGCAATCTGTTTGACCTTCAGTGCCAGTGCCGATTTTGCCAGTACGGTAAAAGAAAATGTATATTCTCCTTCTAATGTTTCCCTTACAGTAGCACTCATTACTTTTTTGATGCTTTGTAATAAAGTACTACCTGCATAGATTTCAATCAAGGCTTTTCCCTCCTCTCTGCTTTTATGACCCTGCGACACCAAGGTTTCTTACAGTAACCGTGTTTTGATTCCACTGAAGCTGAGCAACGACCCTAGTTAAGATATTCCCATCAATGGTAAGCGGTATGGTTACATCAAACACCGCCCCTTCAGCACCTCCAACGCTTCCTGAAACTTGAGAATTTAAATCCAAATCAAAGTCGGTTGGAATCGTATCCCGCATATCCTTCTCTACACCACTCATAGCCGTACTGAAACCTTCACCAATCCCTTCACTCATGTTTGCGCCAATGCCGGCGAATACTTTAGATGGTGATCGAATACCAAGAAAGCTTTTAACCCCTCGTACGATGCCGCCCACCATATTGTCGACTTTACTTTTCAGCCAACCAATCATGGAAGAGATTCCGTCCCATAAACCTCTGGCAATGTTTCTTCCCACATCATTCATGGAAGGAACAGCTCTAGCGAGTCCTGTGACAATGGCCGTAATAAGCTGCGGGAGTTGTGCCACAAGCTGAGGTATAGCTCTGATAAGTCCTGATGCCAACTGAATCGTCATTTGAATACCGTTTTCTATAATCCTTGGATAGCTTCCCGCCAAGAAACTTACGATACTACTGATGATTTGCGGTAAGGCTTCTATCAATACCGGTAGAGCATTCAAAATTCCGGTAGCCAGTCCCTGAATCAATTGAAAGGCGGCATTCAGGATTTGATCCATATTGGCAAGAAGCGTTTCAACGATTAGGAGAATGGCCTGAATGATGGATGGAATCAGTTCCGGCAGAGCCTCGGCAATCCCTGTTGCCAAAGTCACAATCATTACAAGGGCCGCTTCGATAAGTGCCGGTAGATTGGCAATGATCCCTTCCACTAGAGCCATCACGAGATATAATGCTCCTTCTGTAATCTGTGGCAAGGCTTCAATAAGTGCCGTTAAGAGTGTCATGATAATCTGCATGGCTGAATCGATAATCAATGGCAGATTCTCAACGATGGCCCCCACTATAGACAGAATGATGTCAAGCCCCAGGGTGACAAATTGGGGAAGCTGCTCTGTAATAAGGGTCGTAATGCCACTCACCGTTTCCCCAATGACCTCTGATATCTTCTCAAAGTTACCGTCTGCTTCATTGATCCCATTGGACAGGCCAGAGAACAGATCTGTAATGCCACCAGACACTTCGCTGACTGCCGGTAAAAACACCCCTTCAAGTGAGCGTTTCACCCCTTCAAAGCCATCAGAGAGATTGTCGTATTTCACTTCGGTAATCTGACTCAAGGCATCCTTTGTCGCAATGGTGCTGTCTTTCATGCCGGCAAGAACCGGTAGGACTCCGGCTTCCAAGTCCTCAAACTGTGTACCAAAAAGCTGAACGCCGGCAGCATTCCTTAGAAGGGGATCCTCGATTTCATTCAGTCTTTCCACCACGGAATAAAAGGCTTCATTTGCTACTTCTCCGCCTTGGGCAAACTTCTGGGTCATTTCATCAGCATTAAACCCGAGGGATGTAAAAGCTTCAATGGTGCCATTACTTCCGTCCTTGGCCCGGATGTTAAACTCCTTTACTGCATCACCGATTTTATCGATGCTAAAAGCTCCTGCTTCAGCACCACCGATAAGTCCTGTGATAAACTCATCTGCACTCAGACCCAATGAAGAATACTGATTTGAATACTCATTTAACGTATCCAGTAGATCTCCGTTTTTATCAGCACCATTTTGTGCACCTGTCGCGATGATGTTATAAGCCTCTTCAGAAGAGATTCCGAAGTTCTTCATTAAAGCACCAGCCGCTCTTGCTGATTCCTGAATCTCAAAACCGAAGGTATCCCTTAAAGCAAAGCCGGACTCTGTAGCCTTTTCCAGTTCCTGGCCCATCAGTCCGGTTGTCTTCTTCACTTCAGATATCCCGTTGGCCACATCCTCTAGGCTATCACCAAAGTTGTGTTTATACACGTTTTGCGCAACTTCACCCAACTCCTCCAGTTCCGTGCCTGTGGCACCGGTGGAGGCTGAAATCTGGTTGACTGCCATATTGTATTCATCGCCCAGTTTAATGAGACTGGCTCCTGTTGCTATGGCCGCTGAGCCAATGGCTACAACAGCTGCCCCTATCGTCACACCGACACCCTTTAACACGCCACCAACCTTCTCAAACCTGCCTGATGCATCATTGGTTTCTTCGGCCGCTTGATTGACGGCATCCGCAAATCCTCCCGCACCATCTTCCGCTTCACTAAAACCCTGGTTCATCTCATCTATTGCTTCAACATTCTTATCCAGTTCATTTTCCATCTTGTTGAGATCGGCTTTGGCGTTGTTCAGTTGAATGGCCCAGTTCTGCGTTCGCCTGTCTGTTTCCCCAAAAGAGTCGGAGGCATTTTTTAAAGCTGCTTCAAGGGTGCCGATTTTACTTTTCTGAGCATCAATCTCTTTGTTCAGCACATTGTTTCTGGCGGTGATTGCTTGAATCGATTTATCCTGCTTGTCAAATTGTGAGGTGACCAGATTCATCTCTGAACCCAGCACCTTGAAACTTCGATTGATATCCCGGAGAGCGCTCTTAAATTCTTTTTCGCCCTCCACACCAATCTTAAGGCCAAAATTATCAGCCATCCTGACTCACCTCCTCCTCTTTGGGCATGAAAAAAGACACCCTTTTTCGGTGTCAGCGACATTGAGCTTTTTGAATTCTATCTAAAAACTGTATTGTTACCATTTTAGTTCGTAGATGATTGGTTATTTACACACCAAAAGGACACCTACAGCCATGTTGGAATGACGTCATCGATTGATAGATTTTGTTTCGGTTTCGCAATCCCAGTAAACTGCTTGTGGCATTCCCATAAATCCATCAAATAACCAATCGGCATCAGCCACACCTCGTCTTCCTTTCGATTGAGATGAGCTGTACCGTAGTAAATCAGTCGGGTAAAGAGTTCTTCATCACTTACCCGACTACTTCGTTTTTTGATTCTTCACTCTCCACGTTTCTTTTCGTTCCCTGCATCATACTGGCCATAATGGCATTCTCGTACTCAGCCAGCTCAAAAGGCGTGGTGAGAAGTTCCACTTCCTCTTCTGTAATCAATTCTTTCTTGTTATCCTTGTTTCTGATGTTATGAATCAGAATGGACTGATTTGCCAGGAGCGTAATCAGCCACACAATCTCATCCAGTGCCATCTCGAAATTCTCGGTCTTCATCAGCTTGGCACCCAGATTTTCCAGTCCACCATAACGACCGGCAATTGCCTTTGTTGCCTTGGTTGTCAGAATCAGTTTGAAATCAGTGCCACCAATATTGATTGAGGCACTTCTATCTTCTGACGCTTCATCCACTCTAATCTTTTCCTCTGTCATCTCTATCCCCCTCCCGTTAAGATACAGTTACCGTTGCCACTTCAGTGGTTACAGAATCCGCACCACTAAGATTCAGCACACAGTAATAGTAATAGGTATCTGCCAACAGGTCTGTCGGAATATCAAAGCTGGCCGATGTCTCTCCATTAATGGCTGTACCACCTACTGCAGTGGCACTCGTGTTTTCATACCATTGATAGGTAACTGGGTTACTTGTGTTGGATTCAGCTACGACAGAAAGGCTTCCTATAATGCTACCGGCTGTCACTTCCGTCAGTCCTGCAGGTTGTGTTGTGATGGTAATGGTCGGTGTCACCGCTGTGAAGTCCGGTTCATAAACAGATGTGAACCAGCTTGAGACTGTTGAAGCTGATACACCTGTATCTCCTTCCGTCACTTCTGCTTTCCAAGGATGCTTATTTTCTCCGTCCAGTTTGTTTCGTCTGAACACAGTACCTTCTATGGTGGGACTGCTAAACGTAATGGAATCACCTTTAGTGGCAAGGGTTGTTGCAGGTACACTGAAGATAACTCTGTAGAGCCAGAAGTAGCGATACTTTCCATTGGCCTTCTTGGCACGAAACCCTACCGCTACGGGATTTCCTCCATCTTCACTTCTTGAAACAACGACATTGTTGCTGTCGATCTTGCAACCTGTTAAATCCTGAGCCACCAGTGACCCGATATCATCGATGCCCAGAGTCAATGCCCCACTTTTAAACTCCTTGACCACTTCTGAAGCACCATCATCCGCATAGAGAATCGCTTCAATCAACTCTACACTTAGCTCAGCCGTCATAGCCTTTGCCAGGACATTCGGTGTACCATAGGTTTCGATGCCATTTTGATCTTCCGTTATTTTGGCATAATAGAGACTATCCAATCCAATTGTTGCCATGTTTTCTTCCTCCTTCTTCGTAGCTGAATAATTCTCAGCTAAAGTATTAATTCATAGACTTTCGCCACATCAATGGCGAAGTGGTGAAAACCGGTATCTTCTTCATATCCGAGATACCTTCTATCCGTTATGATAAAGCCTGCGTTCAGTAGTACTTTTACCACTTCATTTTTTCTCGCCTGGTAGTTCCCTTTCGAGAACAAGGAGAGACGAACTTCCTGCAGCTCTGCACTCGGCAGGTCATCAGCATAATGATTGAAGATATCACTCATAGGAATCAAAACCAGATATTCATCCGGTGCCTTTTTACTGAACACACCTGTTTCAATAGGGATTCCCACAGGCTCAAGAGCTTCGCCTAAATCTCTCAAAATACTGTCATACATTATGTTCGCCCTCCTCTCTATTTAGATTTTGCTGATTTCTTCATCCAGTTTTCTTTTCATCGCTTCAATGCAGGCGTTTCGACTGGCTGTTTTGGCGGGCTTGAGAAAGGGTTTAGCCGGTTGACCTGATTTTCCATACTCCAGGATATTTGCTATTTTAGCATTGGATTCTCCATCAGATCTAGGTTCATCAAACCCTACCTTCACATCGTAGTTTCCCTTACGGTCAATGCCAGCCGGTGAAACACCCAGTGCATCAACCAGTTCTCCAGTGGATCTTGAAGGAAGCTTTGTGTCACTTCCTATACTCGTCTGCAAGTTGCTTTTCACTTTGGCTTTCACCACTTCACCACCCACTTCCAATACCTTGGGGATGATTTCATCTGTTCTTTCAGCCAAAGTGGATACTTTCATGAGAAAGTCCTCCGGCATTTTATAGCTTGATCTAGCCATGGTGACACTCCCCCTACCCCTTGATTGCTTGTGTTTTTTCTGCTGAAATTTCCAGATACATATGGCGCAGGATTTCAACACTCAGAATCTTATACTCATTTCCTTCACAGCGGATAAGCATGCCGGGATTGATTTTGAGTGAGGGAATGACACGCAGTTTAAAGATGGCACTGGCGTTACTATAGGCAGCCATATTGGCCCATTTCCTTGTTCCATGCCTTTCTTCTTTTTGTGCATAAACTGTAGCAATGATCTGTTCACTTTTAGACGAAAACCCCTCACTATCTTTTAGTGGTTCTGTATCGATGATTGCTATCAGTATGTTCATCTTTCCAAAGCTCACTCGTCTCACCTTCTTTCAGGTACCCATAATCATATTCATGTCTACGGTCTTTCCTTCTTCCTTTTCGATAGCACTGCTTCTGTCTCTTTCGCCTTTTCTGTACCCAAAGTCTTTTCATCAGACCTGCCACTCCTTTCCCATTCGAAGCAGAATATGAACCGTCTTCCATACCTGGTCTGAAGCATTGACGGTATCATTAAAGAAGCCGGCAGTAGAACCGTCGCGGCTTTCATAGAAATGGGTTACCAGCATGATGATGCCTTGCTCTGTACTTGGAGACATAGGGTTTTCCTCATAAAAATCAGTACCAACCTGCTGATACCCTTCCGCATAATTTGTTGCGGCGGTCAGATAGGTTTCAAGGAGCGCATCATCCTCTGAATGGTTGAGGATAAGATTTGCTTTCACCTTCTCTAGCAGTGTCATGATTTATCACTCACTTTCCATCAAACCCGCAACTTTCAGCTTCACTAGAAGTGCATTGAAATCAGCTACCAGGTCCGCTACGTCCACAGCGATGCTGTCCGCTTGAAGAGCTGCGGGTTTTAACTGCGTCCCATCAAATGTGATTTTCCCTTCTGCAGTTACGGCAAGCTCTCCACCAATGACAGTCTTTTCGCCACCCTGCTCTGTATAGTTTTTTGTGTTATATCCCATGGTTTTACCTCCTTATCAAAGTGAAAGGAAGGCAGTAACTATGACCGCCTTCCTGTTAGATTACTTAGGCCTTTTGCTGAAGCACCTTGATGGCTTCAGGAAGGAT